ATGAATAAAATTAAGTATGAGCTAGTGGCACATCGTGCTCACAGCGGAATGCTCGCTATTTTTGTGAAGTGTTCCCAGTATGGATCGAGTATTGAACTTGACACTGACGTAAGAGTCTTTAATGACGAATGGAACGAAGATTACGGGCTTATTTCTAAAAGTCCAAATTCTGCTAATCTTAACCTATTAATAAGGAAACTTGTTTATAGCCTAGAGGAAATTGAACTGACTTATGCAGGCGAAATGACTCTAACTAAATTACACGACATCTTTTCCAGGCGTGGAACATCGGCTGATTGGTATTCTATGTGGGAAAAGGCTATGTATGAAAGAGGATTGAAGCCTCGAACTATAGAAATTCACGCAAATGTACTTAGGACATTAAAAAGATACAGAGATACATGTCCTGTAACAGCATTAACAGAAGAATTCTTTCGTGGATTCATGAATTATCTTATGGAGTCAGGTAAGTTAAAGTATTCAACTGTATGCAAAGAAATGCATGTCGTTAAAGCCTACTATAATATTGCTCGAAAATTATATGGGAACAAAGTTCCGGCTGATTCTTTAGCATTTTATCATGATCCAAAAGATTTTAAATCAACTTATAAGATGAAAGCACTAAGCGATGATGATGTACGAATTATAGAGAACTATGCAGCTTCAGGAATTGCAGACAAATCTCACGAGCTTGTACTAGATCAGTTCCTTTTTATGTGTTATGTAGGTACTAGAATAAGTGACTTTGCTTCTCTGTCTGAAGATAATTTTAAAGAAGACAACGGTCGGCTTTGGTTGGAATATACATCAGTAAAAACTAGCACACCAGTACGATTGCCAATGTGGGCTTTATTTGATGGTCGTGCAGAACAGATATACAGTAAATATAAAACAAGGCTTTCTGAATTTTTCAACGTGGGGGTAAATCGTTGCAGCTTTAATTCAAAATTACAAGTAGCATTAAAAAAATGCAGTCTGAAAAAACATGTAACGGCTCACGTAGCCAGACATACATGTGCATCACGATTAATCAATAGAGATATACCTATCACGACTATACAGCAAGTAATCGGACATAGGCAAATAAGCATGACGATGATATATGCTCGAATTAATGATAATGCTTTCGTTCGACAGTTACAAAAATTATAAATAATTCATATCTTTGTAGCGTAAATAGAGGCTATCCAATGTGGATTAGCCTCTATTTTTTTAGCCATTTTATCAGTTGTGGGAGGACTACTGGGAGAAAAGGTTCCTATGATTTTCCCCCGAATGAGCGAAAATAACGTCAAAGGAGGATGGCTCAGATTAGCAACAATAATCAACAGAGATGCCTTCTCTCGTGATTGTAGTATGATGGAAGTACATTTCGCGAATTACAACTGTAGTAACCATGCTATTATATTAATTGGGATTCGTCATGGGTCGTATCCTGCTCCATTTCTTGTTTGTAAAGGTGGTAATACTTCTTTCAAGCTTGCTTATAAATCATCAGATCGCAATACAGATATATATATTTATTTCGCACAAGTAAACTCGTGTATTGAAAAGAAATGGGTGACAAAATCTTCAATTCTTACTATCCAAAATGACAATATTGAGTATATAGGTAATTTGCCAGATGGTGCAACAGAAATCCAATTATCTTAATTACACTTATGGTCCGAAGTTTATTTAGAGCCATAAGTTGTCATGACATTGGGATTTCAATTAATGATTCAGGAGATTCATCAGATGATTCTACAACACTCATGCTAAAGTTTGCAGTTATGTCTCTGGCAAACAAAGACGTAACATTAGAACCTGTAAATAGTTGAATGTAGATAGATCTCACTTCACCTTCTTTTCTGAAGAACTTAATGTACCCAGAAAAATTCTTATTTTTAATCAGGGCTGGTTTTATTGGGCTACCTGTATATCCTGAATATGTAACAGTACACCATAACATTCTACCATCATCAGTATTAGCTATTAATTCTATTGTTGAGTAAATGAGATGTCCTGTTATTTTAAACATGTGATAATTATTAAGATTGGAAGCATTCACAAGTCTCCTTACCACATAATTGCGTTTCATTAAACCGTCTTTATCAGTTGTTGCATTTCCTAAAAGTCCTCCCACGAGTCGGATTTGTCTAATTTTATGTAAATATCTATTTTTGCGTAAAAATGGATAAGATAAAATACCGGCTTGTCTACAACCGCAAGAAACAACTGAACAAGCAAGGAACGGCACTCGTACAAGTCGAAGCATCACTCAATCAGCGCAAAGTTTATTTCAAAACGAATATATACCTACGACCAGAACACTGGGATAAACGGACATCACAGGTGTGTAATCATCCGCAAGCGAACGATTTAAATGCCATGCTATTCGAGTTTGTTCTGCACCTTCAAGGTGTGGAGCTAGCTCTATGGAAAAGAGGAGTTCCAGCCACGTTATCCTTACTGAAGGATGCAATGAAGAAGAATCGTCCGGTTAATGTTACATTTCCTGTATTTGCAAAGGAATACGTTACGCATTCTGATAGGAGAGAGAGTACAAAGGAGAATCTGTATACGACCATAACCGTATTGCAGGAGTTTAGACCAGGGCTAGATTTCAAGGATATAACGTACACGTTCTTGAAGGACTTCGAGGTATATCTTAGGGAAAAAGGCAACGGAATAAATACCGTGGCAAAGCATCTACGTCAGCTCAGAACGTTAGTCAACGAAGCCATTAACCAGGGATATATTCATGCAGACGCTTATCCATTCAGGAAATTCAAAATCAAGCAGGAAAAGGGAAGGCATGAGTTCTTGACTCCGGACGAACTGAAAAAGTTGGAGAACCTCGATATTAGCGATAAGAAATTGCGTCACGTGCTCGATGCGTTCCTGTTCTGTTGCTACGTAGGATTAAGATATTCTGACTTCTGCCAGTTATCACCTGCAAATTTTATCAAGGTAAATGGTAAGAAGTGGCTACACTTCAAATCAATCAAAACAGGTATCGAGTTGCGCCTTCCGTTGCATCTGTTATTCGAGGGGAAGGCACTGGCTATTCTGGATCGGTACGATATAGCAGAGTTCGCCAGCTTGGGCAGTAATTCGGAAGTGAACAAATGTCTTGCCCAAATAACCATGATGGCTCGGATTAAGAAGCACGTAACCTATCATACTGCCAGACATACCTGTGCTACTCTGTTGATCCATCAGGGAGTGCCGATTACGACAGTTCAGCGACTGCTAGGTCACACCTCAGTTAAGACTACAGAAATCTATTCGGAGATTTTATCAAGCACAATCGTAAAGGACTTGAGAGCCATTAAGAGAAAGCGTATTGTAAATAACTTTCAAAATTATGCTTCAGCTCGGTAGAGTATGGGTAGATTTCATGTGATATACCTAAAATATACTGACAAGCTTTGTCAGTCGATTTGAAACCTTTTATTCTTTGTTCGTTTTTAACTTGTTTACCTTCGCTGAAAAGCCTTGGTAAATGAGTAGATTTGTATGTGAAATAGTAGTTGCGCCCATGAGCGTGTTCCTTTTTCTGGGGATGCGCTTATGGGCGTTTTTTTGTTTAATTTAAAACCTTATTGTATGAAAAGTAAACTGATTCTATTGGTCATTGTAGTGGTCGTCATTATTGGGCTACTGGCATATTACCAGTATGTTCCATTTTGGGTGAGTATCGTATCAACTGGAGCATTCATATTTGGTGTGTTTTTGGGATGGTTAGCAAAAGGATGGTCTGATAAACATGTAAGCTAATGGAAAAATATGTAGGATTCATCACACAAGATTTGCGGGCAGGCGTGGCAATTATATTCGCCTGCCTTGTGCTTATAGTCTTTGCCTGTCTACTGGATATGTGGACCGGAATAGATGCTGCACGGGCCAGCAAAGAAAAGATATGTAGTCGACCTTTACGAAAGACAGGAACTAAGATTGTAGACTATTATAGGCTGGTTATGTTTTTCATTCTTATTGACATTTTAGGACTATGCTTCCCGTGGTACACGCTCCCTTATGGAGCTGTTATCGGTACAGCTGGAGTTCTGTTTGTAGAAGGTTTCTCTGTCGTGGAGAACCTCAGGAAGAAGAAAAGTCATGCTGCTGAAGTTGCTGATATGGCCGCCAAGATTGTAGAATGTCTCACGCCAGAAGAAGCACAGAAGATAATTAAGAAGATTAAGGAGGAGAAGAAATGAATAAGATAGATGCAATCGTAGTTCACTGCTCGGCCACACGTGCCGGACAGGACATTGGGAAAAAGGAAATAACGCAAATGCACCTTCAGCGTGGGTTCACCACAATAGGGTACAATTTTGTTATCCGTCTGGATGGTACGGTAGAGGTTGGTAGAAGCCTGACTATAGACGGTGCTCACTGTAATTCTAGGGGATTTTCCGGAGTATCGTACAATAAGCATAGTATCGGTATCTGCTATGTTGGTGGATTGGATGCTCACGGTAAGGCTACTGATACCAGAACGCCAGAACAGAAGAAAGCATTGCGCGAACTGATTGCTAAACTGATTAAGCAGTACCCTGATATTAAGGAACTAATAGGACATCGTGATACTAGCCCAGATCTGGACGGTGACGGCATTGTGGAACCGGAGGAATGGACTAAGATGTGTCCCTGTTTTGATGCTAAGGAGGAATACAAAGATTTGCTCCCATGAAGTTCTATAACTACATAATTAAGAAGGTGAGTCGGTGCATTACACTGGCTCCCTTCATGTGTTTGCTATTCGTAATATGCTCCTGCCGGACAGTGAAATATATTCCGGTAGAAACGATAAAGGTTGATACGACCTATATAAACAAATTACAGCGTGATAGCATCTACATGCTTGACAGCGTATATGTAAAGGAAAAGGGAGATACAGTCTTGATTGAAAAGTATAAGTATCTATATCGTGACAAGCTGGTAAGAGATACAATGTACATTTCAAAGGTTGATAGCATCCAAGTTCCTTACCCAGTCGAAAAGGAACTCACCAGATGGCAACAGTTTCGGATGGATTTCGGAGGATGGGCTATGTGTATTGTGGTAATATCAATACTAATACTGATTGTATATAAAATAAAGAAATGATATCTTTGTCTTGTAGAATTCGCTTTATGTAAAACAAACCAAAGCCCCAACTAGAGTAATATCCGGAAGGGGCTTTGTTTTTTCAGATAAAATCCCCATCTTTGTAGTGCGTTACATATTTTTAATAGGGAAGGCAAGACCTGACCGTTAAGCATCGGACAACTTAATGTGGCCCGATGCTTCTTCATATACGGTTCCGTCCCGTGTTGTATGCTTAATGGCTACACTGTACCCTTCCCTAAGGATATGTAACGCAACGGGTAGCGGGACCGTTTTTCTTTTCCTGCCATAAAATCTTTTCTATGCGTTACACTCTATCGAAAGAATTTGTCGGTTACGGGCATTATTGTCTGACGGTTAAAGATGAATCGGGGAAGGAGAAGTCAGCCGTTACGGGTAATATAGATTTGGTAAGTAGGTTATCATCTGAATTGGAAGTTGAGAGGGAGAAAGCAACCGAGGAAGCGATAAATTATGTGTTGCAGGAATCATAA